AGTTGAGTTCCTCAGGGCCTTTCGCCTACCAGGATGCTGCAGGGCCTTTAGGTGGAGCCCAGGCTTCAGGTGCCATCCTGTTTGCTACCTCTTCTGCTGAGGCTATTTTCTTAGAGACGATGCTACCGTCTGCTGCGATGATGGCACGGCCCCAGGCTGATGTTTCTGCATTCATGACTTCGGAGTTTCTGGTGAAGTTTGTTTTACCAGGGAAAGGCTCTGAGGCGATGGCGATGCCTGGGCGGACATCGTCTGGTGAGCGATAGGCAGCTGCTGTGTATATGACGAGCATCTGGCCTGCTACTTCCTGGAACTCGATTGAGACTGTCTGGAGTGAGCCTTCTGGGTGTTTCTGGTGGAACTCTCTGATGCGTGCTGCTACGTCTACGTAGCCTGCTGGTGCTGCCATGGTGTTGCCTTTCTAATCGTTGTCTATGATGCAGTTCGTGCAGTGTACGTACAGCACGAACTCACAGATGTGGTCTAGTGGGAGACGTCCCCAGAGGTATTTATGATTTTCACAGAGTACAGCCATCATCAGAGCATCCTGGACGCGTATTGCTTGATGGCTTGACGGATGCAATCTGAGACGCTTCGGTCTTCCTGCTCTGCGATGAGCTGCAGGGCGTAGAGGAGGTCTTCTGGGATGCGTATGCTGCGATTATTCATATTCAACTTCCCCATTCAGGATGGCTTTATATTTGGCTGCTAGTAGGTTTGTAAGCGCTTCGATGCTGTGGTCACTTACCTGGTACTGCTCGAGGAGCTCGTCCAGCATCTTAGGCTGCGCCTTGATTGCTTGGTTGAGTTTGGCGTCTGTCTCGGAGTCTAGTTGGAGTTTCATAGGTTGAACAGGTCCAGCTGAGCAGCGAGTGACTGAGTGAACTCTTCAGACTCCCAGAGGTGTGAGAGTTCTCCGCCTCGACGCTGGAGGTACATTTGGTTAGCGATTTCCTCGAGCTGCTGAGGGCCGAGCTGTTCGTCTACGACCATGTCGAAGATGTCTGCTGAGTTGAAGGTGAGTTTCATGGTGTTTCCTTTCGTTTGGCGGTGATGTATTCAGTATGCGTTACATCGTATTACATTGTCAAGTAGGAAAGTCCCCTTGGCGTGTCGCGGAGGAGACTCTTCTACTGATTGACGTAGATACGGTCCAGGATGATGAGGACTGTAGCCATGACTGAGGCGATGATACCGAAGATGGCCCAGCCTGAGATGGGTGGCTTTTGCTTAGCTTCGATAGCTGCTAGATCAGTCTCAATTTTGCGTAATCGTTCAAAGATTTCAGCCAGGATGGTGTCGTGGCTTTCCATATTCTTCCTTATCCAGCGGAGGTCCGCTGTGAGGCCGTCGAGCTCGCCCATCACTTCGTAGTTGTATTCATCGCTGGCATGATGTTTAGCGCAGTAGATGCTACACCTAGCCAGAGCGCGATTTCATCTGCGCTGAGGAGCCCGTAGAAGGCCACTAGAGGAGAGACTGCGAGGAGTACGCGGTAGATGTATGCGCGTATCTTTTCGCTAGGCATTACTTAGTCCCAGCCTGGGCAGATGCTTTGCAAACATTCCAGAAGTCGCTAGATACGAGGACGGAGCCTGCCCCGATTTGGCGCGCAAAGCCATTAGCTGCATCTTGCCCGACGAACTCGAGCCAGAAACTGCCAGAGAAGACGGCGTAACGGTAGACGTTTGCGTCTCCGCTGGGCTTGTGAATCATGAGCATTTCAGTGTCGCCTTTACTATTTGTCGGGGTATTTGTTACTTCAGCTATGCGTAAACCGTTGAGGTCTTCACTCCAGCCTACATAATGGGCGTTGAAATAGGTCTCTACGGCTTGGATGCTGTCAAAGATTTGTGAGCCGTAGCCTTCTCCGGGGCTGGAGAGGTATCCGGTGCCGGGGATGTAGGCGACGACGTGCCCCCAGTTTGCGTATGTGGGGGGTTCGCCGTATGTCCCGTAGTGGCTAAACCATACTGGGACTGAGATCGCTGGGATGCTTTCAGCGGTGCTGTGTTTGTAGCTTGTGGCTTCCCATGCAGCCCATGCGCTTGAGTGTTGTGCTGGTGCTCCGTAAACCGCTTGTGTGAAGCGTAGACAAAACCCGGCGTAGTCTTTCACGCCGGGGTTTGGGTTTACGAGCTGAGTGGTCACTTCTTTTTGGGTGTAGGTTTTGCCACGATGTCGATGATGGTTACAGAGCATACGCCGCAGATGACGATGGGCTCGGCATCCTCGACGATGATGTCGATGGGGATGTCTGCGTTGTCGCAGCCTTCAGTGTGGCAAGTGACGATAAAGTCGAGCATTTCAGTCCTATCCTGCAGCGGTTGTTGAGGTCATTTGTACGGCAAGCCACTGAACATTCTGAGCTACACGAGCCCCTGCAGTTGTGTAGAGGCTTAGAGTCATTGCGGTGGCGTTTACGGTCGCTACGTAGGGCGTGCAGACGGCGTTAGTGCCTGCAACGCTTGTTACAGATACGTTTGGTCCGACTGAGAAACGGCTTGCAGGGAATGTGACGGTGACGTGTGCAGACGTGCTTGTAGTGATGTTACCGGCGGACTGTGCCCAAGGGTAATGCGCTGCTATCCAGCGACCGTTCATTGTGACCGTGTTGGAGCTTCCAGACATAGAAATATCTGCGTTTGGGTTTATGTTCAGAGTCGCTGCAGCACCGTTGTTTGCGACCAAGATTTCGTTATTGTCAATACGAAGATTAGTTCCAGCGGATGCGCCAATTTGAAACGCGTGGTCTGTCGAAGTAGTTGAAGCATCGTTCACGTTTGTTAGTCGCATATTGCCCGAAACGGTAGGGTTAGCGACAACGTCAGACGTCGAAGAGGCGAGACGGTTCAGTAACGAACTGAAGTTCGCGTCACTGTCATCTTCGCCATACTGCCAAATGCCGTTAGCGTCTAGATAGCCTGTTGCCATTGTTATACCTCTACTAGGTTTCGGATGTTGATATTCATTGTATCAGCCGGGAGGCTCCAAGCAATCGAAGAGATTACGGCTAATTTTGTTGCAGTGTCTGTGACGTTCACAGTGAGCTCTTGCCTAGGGCGAGCGTCATAGTTGGAGATTGCTTTCAACTCAAACATTTCGCTACGAGTCAATGCTCGCTGAGTTAGTGCATAAGCGAGACCAGTGCCGGGATATGGCGTGTCTGAGATTTGTACATTCTTAGTTTTGACACTGCCGACGGGGGCATAAATGTCGTAGGCGACTTGCTGCGCTGTGCCGTTATACCAAGAGTATTGGACGACACACGAGTCGAAATAGTCGCGTGCAATGTCGATGGATGTTGTGAGCTCAATAATGTTGGATGTGTCGTCGAGTGTGAGGCTGCCAGTTGTTGCCGTGGATGGTACGAGCCGCCAATTTCTGCCTTCGTCACAGTAGAGCACCAAATCGGATGCTTGGATAATGGGGTTGATGAAGTCCCAGCCGGACTGTCCGGGGAGCCATTTTACTACGGTGTTGTCATAGGTTCCCGTTGCGTTGCCAGTGGCTAACGATGCGCCTATCTTGCCTAAGACGTAATTGGTGAGCGTAGCGACGTCTGTGGTCGCTGGAGTGTATGGCGTAGCTGAGATCCATGCATAATCTTGGAGGAGGGCTTCGTCTGAAGATACTGAGACTGTGTAAGTTTGGTCGAGCTGATTGTAGACGACGGAGCGGATACCTAAGTCTCCAGAGAAGACCGTGGGCTGTGGAGGGTTTAGGTTTCCACTGCCTGCGAGGTATCGGGTGACATCGTAAACATAGGTGAAGGCTGCAGTATAGGCTGCCATTGCTCCGCCTATGCCTGCAGTCAAGTATGAGATGGGCTCTGCAGTGCCAAAAATGTTCCAAGATTTCACGTATGTAGAGGTGATTGTGCGAGGCTTCATAGGGGTGAAGGCTGCAGTGTAGTCAGAGACTAAGCCCGTGGGGATGCTGTTAGTGAGGTCTCTAGGGTGCAGCATTGCGCCAAACTCTTGCTGCAAGAGAATAGTGAGCCGGTCGCCTGCGCGTGGGTCTAATACGTAGTTTTCTGCAAATGTGAGTGTGCCCTGTATGTATGGGCTCCACGTTTCTTCGATGCGGATGTCGATGTCAATGGTGGACATATTTTCATAGCCGGTAGTTGAGTTAACTATGGCTACGTGTTTAGACAGTGGGAGGCTCATGCTACCTCTTGAAAGTCTAGTGAGACCGTCCAAGTATTAGTTTCAGCATCCCATGTGCGAGTCATGTCGCCAGAGAGCACGAAGTTCATAGGGCTTGCACCGATGTCGTCCACGTCCATGATTTGCATGACGTAGCCGTCTCGCATGATTAGGTATGCGGTGAAAGCCGAAAGCTCATCCTCGAACATGAAATCGAAAGTGCCGGTACGTCTTGGCATTGCGCCGAATGTGACGGCTACATCTCCGCCGAGTAGGTCATAGATTTTGTTACGTGTTGGGTAGGTGTCCCCTGCTGTGTAACGTACTTTTGGGGTAAATGATGCGCCTGAGCTAGTAGTGACTGTAGTCATTATCCTATGGGTCGCCCTTCTCGGTCTCTGAAATCGACCCTAATGATTGCCGTGCGAGCTTCGATGAGGTTGTCTAGGTCTCGGCGTGCACTTGCAGTATCTGCAATAGCTTTCACTGTAGCGTCTACAGGCTTTTTGAAAGCGTCGTCAATGGTTTTGCGAGCCACGCCAGAGCTTTCACTAGCAGCGTTTGTGAGTGATTGCTTCAGCTTTTGTTGCTGCTCTGGAGTTGCTGACTGATAACCGGCAAGCCATGCAGATGCAGCTTCGACACCCATGGCGTTGAGGGCGTCTTTCTGCTCCGTAGAGAGCCCGGCACTAGCTAAGTTAGTTTGGTAGTCTTCCAGAGCCTTAGAGCGTGCGTCAATGGCTGCTAGATAGGCTTCAACGTCGAGGATGCCAGTCTCTGAGTTTACGAAATCGGTGACGCTCCCGACGACTTCATCGTATGCGTCGTTTATAAGCCCTACGGCGTCGGCTTTAGCCTGTATTTCTGCACCGCCAGAGGCGAGCCATGCCTGCTCAATTTCGGCTGCAGCTTCAGTCTCTTCCTGTACCTTTTTGAGGTCTGATTGTTGAAGCTGTAAAGCCTTGAGTTTGGCGTCTGAAATAGCTGCGAAACGTGAGCCATGCTCGGCTGCCTTATCGACTTCCTCTTGCTGAGTGTCGATGAGGTCTTCGAGGGCTTTCATCTGCCCGTCGATAGCGTCTTCATTACCTGCATACGCCATGGCAATGGCTGCAGCGTCTGTACCTGCAGTTTTAGATGCCTGACTAATATCCTTGAAGCCCTTGACCGCGTCTTCGCTGTTAGTGACAATGTTTTTGAGGTTCTCGGTGATGTTTTCGAGGGGCACAGAGCCGTCTGTACCGGCGTCAATCATCGCTATACCGAGCTCACCTATGCGCTCTTTAGCCTTTTGAGCTTCCTCTTCAGATTGCTGAAATGCTGCCGTAGCGATACCAATACCGGCTGCGAGGGCTAAACCAGCTACTGCACCGGCTGCGCCGAAACCTTGGAACGCATTAGCTGCGATCTCTTGAAAAGAGTCCACAATCGACTCTGCAGAGCCATCAAATGATGCTGCAGACTCTTTAGCGGTGCTGTTTGCTTCGCTCTTGAACTCGTCTAGAGCCCCTTCAGCCTCTTTTCCAGCCCGTTTTGTGCCGTCTCCAAGCCCTTTTCGGACGTCATCACCGGCGTTACGAGAGGCTTTTGCGACCTCTGCGAAGCTCTTTTCAAGCTTTTCGAGGCTCTTATCACCGTCTTTTTGGACGTCTTCGACCTCTTTTTGGAGGTCTTCGAGGGCTTCGCCCATATTGTCGATACCGGCTATAAAGGGTTTCGGGTCAATATCGGCGCTCATGTTAATGCCGGCGTCAGCCATAAGCGTTATTTCCTCTCGAAAGCTTCGTAGACCATCTGTATACAGGTCTGTGTGTAGAGCGCTAGGGCCCTGTTCATAATCTTACCTCCGGCCTTGAAAGCGTAGCGCCCATTTTTGACGCGTCGCTGAAAGCCGGTGTTTACTGTTCGCTTATATTGGTAGCTTGTGGCTCCACGTCTACCGTTTACAGGCACTACTTTCTTGTCTGCACCGAACTCGGCTAGATAGTAATGCTTGGACGATATGAGTCCGCCGGATGTTGCCTTCGTGCCTCGTGTAGCTGCCTGCAGAGTGAAGCCCTGCGTTCCTACTTTCACGCGTGTGTTTCGCATGGTGAGCCGTGTGGCGTAAATGTCTCCGCCTACGGTGCTTATCTCTTCAGCGATCGCACTGTCCCAGTCTTTGAGGATGAGCTCTCGTGTGCGCTTCAGTATCTCTTTACGGAGGTCTTTACCAACTACTTTGAGAGCCAAAATAGTGGCTTGGAGCTCTTTAGAGTCCCATACTGTTGCGCCCACGAGAGCACCTCTACTAAACGGCTGGAGTGAAGGTGGGGCGACCCTGTACTGGGAGGCTCACAGTTGCTACTGCGTAGCTATCTACTGCGCCACCTACGGCACCGGGGACGATGATAACGGTTGCGCTCCAAGTTCCGCCACCGGATACGGGAACGAATGAGAGAGAGATCTCTGCACCTTCGTTAGCGAAAAGGTAAGCGGACAGTGAATCGGTGGTCTCCCAGTCTTGTGCGAATGAAAGGTCAATCATCCAAGTCGATGCGCCCACGTTAGTGAAGACTGCAGAAGGGTTTAGACCCTTGAAGGTTGCAGACGTTACTGAGGGGGTGAAAGTTACGCCAGAGACGTGCTTTTCGTAGGTGTCGCCGTCTACAGTGAGGACGACGTCCTTTAGGTAGATAGGCTGGACGGCAATCTGTGCCATTAGGTTATCCTTACTTGTTGTAAACGATGGTTAGGGTTATTTTATACGCCGGGGCTTGGTTATCCCCGAACACTGAACGCTCTGCAGTAGTCCACTGCACCCACTTGATAGCGTCTAAAGCTTCGATGACACTGTCGAGCGTGTCGTCTAGTGCATCCTCTGAACGGCGAACGTCTACGCCGGGAGTGACTACATAGAGGGCGAAAGTGTCGAAGTAATCACCAATAGCGTTTGGAGCTTTTGCACGGCTCTCACGGTAGAGCAAGACCACGGGACGCTTCGACTCCATGCCGTCGATTGAGCGAGGCACGTCAATGATCTTCACCGTGTTAGGGAGAAGAGGTTTGAGTGCTGCAGCGAGCTCCGAACGGACGGACATCAGTACATCGCCCCTACTGCACGCTTAGGGCGAAGCATGGCGCGGATGGTGAAGTCGAGGGGAAACACGCGAACTTGGAAACCGTCTACACCGACATTGTCTTGCTGGTTAGCGATGACGCTTTGGTAGATTGCGCGAGCCTGTAAACCTTGAGCCTGTACATACTGTAGGGGCACTGTACCGGTGAAGGTGGGAGCGTATGCGATGCACTGAGCTTTAGCAGTTTCAAGTATTTGGTAGAGGAGCACGTCGTCGAGGGGAGCGTCTGCCCATAGGTTGCGAGCTTGCTCAAGAGTGAGCCATCCGTCGAGTGCTTGAATAACGATTTGGAGGGGCTCCGCGCTTACGAGAAGGTCATTTGTGACGGTGAACTTGCTGCGGAGAGTGTAAATACCGGGGACGGTGAAGAGGCTCGTGGTGCCCCAAGCGACGTGGATGCCGTGACCGTCTGCGACTGTAGTGGTCAGCGTGCCGAGTGATGCACCGGCTGGACTGTAAAGCGTTGTGGCGAGCGTGTTGAAGTGATTAGTTGGGGCTGGGTTGCCAGTCTCATCGTGAAAGAAAATGTCTGACGGGGTGTCTGGACGGTCGCCAACATACATTGAGCCGAGATTGTCAGCTGTTGGGATGTAAGCCACTTTAGGCACCTTTCAAGTAGAGGGGGTGAGAGGGGAGCACCGCAGGGGTACGGGTGGACTCCCCTCTCGAATTTATTGCTTAGGCTGCAGGTGCAACCAATGCAAGAGCTCCAGCGTTTACCACATTGATGGCATGGTAGCCGAAAAGCCCGATATCGAAGCCACCGACGGAGATAGCTTCAGCTTCTACGCGGATAGGCGAGCCACCCAGTTCGTAGGAGACTGCAGCTTCACGAGCACCTACGAGGACGGTGCCAGCTTCGAGCTCGCTCGATGGGATGATGCTGAAACCGGCTGCGGTTCCTGCTTCAAGACCCAGCGAAGCGTTCAAGTAAGCGAGGCTGTCGTTTGAGGTGGTCATGACGAGCTCACGGTACAGGTCAGAAGCGACTACTGCGAACGTAGGCACGGCGGTGTCGATGATTGCTTCAACACCGTCCATGATGCGGTTCCAAGCAACCTGAGTGGTAGCGGAGCCTGCAACTACATCGGTAGCACCTGCGATGAGTGCGTCGATGGTTGCAATGTCAGTGACCTTTGCGTAAGACTCGGTCATTGCGCGGAGAGCCGACTCGATAACGTCGGTACGTCCGAAGTCACGGAACTCACGAGCCCAGTCGTGTGCACCTGCGTAACGCTGTCCGGAGACGGTTACGGGGGTGGTCGATGGCTCGTTGGATGGAACGGCAGTCTTGTTGCCAGTCCATGCAGCTACGGAAGGCTTAGCGTTCCACTTCCATGCTTCCATGGTGAGAGCGGTGAGAGCACCGGAGCCGATGAGTGGGATGTACTTACGCTCGTAAGTGCGTCCGCCCCAGAGCTCGCCCAACCACTGAGGCTGTGCGGTGTTTACACCAACGGAGCCTACGCCGTCGAAGGTGATGTCTTCGAGAGCTGCGAAGAGCGAAGTGACTGCCTTAGCGTCATCGCGCTGTGCAATTTCAGCGAAGAGTGAGCGAGAGCCGGACTTAGCGGCTTCACTCAGGTGGTTTACTACGGTAGCGAGTCCCTGTGATGCAGGTGCAGCCTTGTGTGCCTGCAGGGTCTCAGGTGCAGATGCTGCGCCCATTGGGTTATCTCCTTGATTGTCGGGTGTTGCGGTTGGGGTTTCTGGGACGAAGACCGCAGGTTCTACGGTTCCATCCACAGGGTTTACTACATCCACGATGACCTGCTCGGGCAAGTCATCGACGATGATCTCTTCGACATTGCCCTCGGGGTCGGGGACTACATCCAAGATTTGTGCTTCGAGAGTTGCATCTTCTGCCACGTTCTCGCCTTCCTCTAGGGGGTCTGTGTCTTCAGCGAACTCAGCGAGGAGTGCAGCGGAAGGGAACGCGCCTTGAGCAACTACGGCTGCGCCGAAGAGCGAGCCGGACACTGCCTTACGAGCGCGAATGACTACGTTCTTAACCTCAGCGGAAAGCTTCGCACGAGTACCGTCCGCGATCTCTGCGAGAAGCTGGTCTCCCTCTTCAGTGTTAGCAATCTTGAAGGTTCCAACGATACCTGCAGCGGTCTCAGTGAGCTCTGTAGCGCGACCGACGGGCTCTTCACGGTTGTGGTCTACGTTCAGGGTGACGATGTCGGGGTCGGATGGGATGTCTACGGTGCCGTGTTCGATGCTGAAACGTCCCAGATTGGTCTGTCCAATCTCGCCATAAGGGAGAAGGAGACCCGAAACGATACGCTCTTCAGCGTTTGCGTAGAGGCTACCGGCCTCGATTTGTACATCTTTAGCCATTGTTTAATCCTCTGCAGGTGGGCTTGTGGGGCTTGGCGTGGTGGTGAAAAGGTCGCTCATGTCAAAGCGGATGCGGATGCCGGAGGGCACTACGTCATCGAGGCTTAGACGTTGCTGAATGGGCTCCATCCAGTAGGGGAGAGTGAAGTCTGCAAACTCATTACGCTGCCCTTCCTGCGTGCTGTACGTCAGCGAGGCAGTGGAGAGGGATGCATCCATGAGAGCTGCAGGGATACCAAGAAACGCTCCGACGTCAATGCGTAGGAAATTGCGACCCTCGATAAGCAGAGAAGGCTCTGCGTTACCGTGAGCGCGTGCCTCAATGTTGTGAGGTGTAAATGCGATTGCACCATTTACATCGGAGCGAGCGTCTGCCCAAGCCTGTACGAGTGCCTGCACTTCGTCCAGTTCGAGGGGGTCATCGGTTGTGGCGTGTAGTTCGATGGCCGGGATGGGGTTAGTTGCCTTACCAACCCAGCTATTTTCAAGCTTTGCGCCACCCTTTAGGGTACGAGATGCGACCTTGAGGAGACCCTCGAATGGTGCAGGGATGAGGATGACGCTGTCAGCTTCTGCGATTTGGTCGTCGATTACGATGTTTCCATCGTTGTTTATGTGTCAGCGTTCGATTGGGCAACGGTCTGCCTTGATGATTTCGCCGGCTGCGTCACGTTCGACACCCCAAAGAGACCAGCCCGACATGACTAGATCGTCGATTGTCCAAGCCATACGGTGCCATGGGGAGACTTCGCCGTCGGTTGCCTGCAGCCATGGGACGCTCACAGGCTGGTCGTTAGAGTCGAGAGCGATGAGGGGGAAGCGTGCGATGGTGCTCACCAAGATTTGGCGAGCCTTCGCAACGGCTGGAATGGTCATAGCATCGGCGCGTGAAACGATGTTAGCTTCACTACCAAAGACGTCTGACCACACTACCTGCGACAACTGCGACTGTACCCATGGCGAGACGATGCCTTGGTTCGGCGTAAGGCTACGCTCATGCAGTTGGTCGCCGGACTCAATAAGTCTCAAAGCGTTACGAATACCCACGCGCCTATTCTATACCACACTCAGGCCGTTTTGGATGTAACAATCTGCATCTTTTGTGGTGTCTTCATGTTGTCATACGCTCGTAGAGCCATAGTTGCAGCGACCAATGGGGCTATATCGCCGTCTGAATTACGGCGTGTCCATGCCCAACCGTTCTCACCAAGAGGCCGTTTCACTGCTTTACGCGCTGCTTCGTTCAGGGATGGCTGGTCGAAGTGGCGTAGATTGCCCTCCACGAGCTCCTTCATGAAGCGTGCACAGCCCGGAGAGAGGTCTTTATAGGCGAGTGGTTGCACTCGTGGACGTGGACGGAGACGGTTCAGAGCTTCCGCTTCTACCAATGCAGCCCCGACTGTGTCGTGTGCGATGGTGCAACGGTAGCGACGTGCCAGCTCATTGAGTCGAGGCACGAGCCACTCAGTGCCCTGCCTGTGGTCTACGATCTCCACGAAGGCCTTGTCGTCTACGCGCCACGCTGCAGCGATGGCTGCGACGGAGCCGTCCACTGCGACATCGAAAGCGAGCGTGAAATGGTCGGGCTTCTTATCGAACTCTTGAGCTGCAGCTCTCCACTTCTCCATGTCGATAGCAGAGCGTGAGAAGTCTTCAGGCCAAATGCCTAGATACTCTCGCAGGAAGTTAGGTCGAGGGAGACGGTTGTAGTTGTTCTCAATGGTCTCCAAGTCGGTGAGTGTACCAATGCCGGGGTGTGTCGCCTCCCAAAGCGCAGGGTTTGCAGCCTCCTCTTCGGTGGTCGTATCGGGTGCAGCGAACTCTACGATGCCAGTACGAGCTACACCTTTACGGCCTTCCTCTAACGTGTCCCAGAAGAGCCCACTTCTACGCTCCCCTGCAGTACCTGCCACGATGAGCTGCGCTCCGAGACGGGTATCCATAGTAGGGAGGATGGCACCGAGTAGCTCACTCGACGAGTCAGCGTCATGCTCCTGCCCTTCATCCAAGATGAGCAAGTCTCCAGCATCTCCACGGAACGCGTCCGGCTTAGGGGGGAGCACTTGGAAATGAGAGCCATTAGCAAAGGTTAGGTTCTGATTGCCAGCACCTCGAAGGATACGGAAGCCCCGAGCATCCTCATCAGGCTGCACCCTCTCCAATGATCGTGCAAGTTCTAGGAAGCGTGCAGACGCCTTAGTACCAGACTGCGCTGTGAAGAGCACGACATAGCCGGGACGGGCAAGGCACCTGCCTAGAGCGAGAGCCAATAGAGACGTGGTCTTACCTGCACGACGTGGCACGCAGATGCCCATCGTTCTATTCAGTGGACGGTCACGCTCTGCATCCCATGCGTTAGTCGCACAAGCGATTTTCCACTGCTGTGGAGTTGGAACGAAACCCATCGCTTTCGCGCCGAGCAAAAACTCATCCGCAAATTGCTCAGAGCCTGCGTAATCACTGACGTGCAGCGGTTTTGCGCCATCCAGTAAAAAAAAAGAGCTGAAAGCATCGCGTGGGTTGCGAGAAGACTCAAAAGAAGGCACAGATGTGCCCTCGTCTTCGGTTATCGTTACCATTTCGTTACCAATGTCTTGTTTGTTTGCGTTGCCTGTTCACTATTGCTGCTCCCATTCGTCCACCTGCAGCGCGATTGCAGCGTCGATGAGATGCGCCATACTCTGCAACATTTCCACCTTGACTGAGTGGCTGAAGATGTCCGACATCGAACGGGTCGTCTGGCATAACTGCTCCACCACATTCAACACATGGAAGAGGGAGTTGTGCTCGGATGTTGGCTCTTGCTTTGCTGACACGGCTACTGCTCCACTTCGCTGCTTTATGGTGTTGGCTCATTGGTTGTTACACCACCAACATATGTCACCTATCCAGTCTGTCTGCATGATTGCCTTGGGCTTCTGGCATACATAGCAGATTGGTAGATTACTCATCGTCTGACCTGTATAAGTCCATGACGCAGCCATAGCACGCTGTTGTCTTTCCACAGTCGATGCATGGCTCGTCTAGTTTGATGGCTACCATGGCAGGTTTAGCACGATCTCTCTACCTATCCAGTCCACTAGGAGCATGGATACTATGACGATGGATGTCCAGATGATGAGTCGGATGGTTGTGTGTAGTCGTTCCATTGGTCTATTCCTTTTCGCGTGGCGTGGTTGGTAGTTCATTATGCTGGGTCAATGCGGATGATGACGCCGGGGTGTTCATGGTATTCCTTGTAGGCGGTGAGGTAGACGACGTGCTTGTCATCCTCGATGATGCCTCCGCCATGTGATGTGCTCATGCCATCGAGTACTGCTCTGCATAGCTTGTCTAAGTCTTTGAGGGGGTAGTCGTACTTAGGCTTTGCAGGTCGTGGGAAGCGGAAGGTGAGGCTTACCCTAACGCCACCGAGTACAGTGTCGGTTAGTTCTACCTGTGTCTCTGTGGCTTCTTTGATGGCTTTACGCCATGCAGCCCATCCTTTGCCGGTTTCGTACATACGTCCCGAGCGTGAGATGGCTTTAGAGCCTTGAGTGACGGGTAGACCTGTGACACTGTACACGATGGCATACATGGGTTAGGCCTTGTACATCCAGCGTTGGATGCGTGACTGTGCTTCGAAAGCTGCACCCATCTCTGCACGGCCTTGATCTAGGCCTAAGCCGTATTGCTCATTGCCGTAGTTAGCGAGCTCATTAGCGAATTGCTCATTTAGCTTGAAGACGAGCTCTTCCAGCTTTGCTACTTCTGCCTCTGCAGCTTTGAGCTTCTTGGTGAGTGTCGCCACCGATGGGGTGGTGGGCTTCTTTGCGGTTGTCATTAGAAGGGGAGCTCCTTGCCTGTGGATGCTGCGATGTCTTGGATGGCTGCAGCGGTCTCTTCCACGGTAGCAGGCTTGGGCTGTCCCATGACGGTAACTTCAGGCTCATTCACGCTCACGTCAATGGCCTGCTTCATGCCGGAAGGTGCAGCATATTCACGCATCTTCATGCCTAGCTGACCAATGACTGAGACGATAGCTCCCACGGGTGGGGCTTCGGTGCCGGTTGCCCAGATCGTGTACTGCTTCTGGAATGATGCACCTGTTTTTGTGGTGATGTATTCACCAACGGCAAATGCGCCGTTGCTTCCAACGTGGCGCAGTACTTCAGCGGACTCTATCTTGATTAACGCCATGGTTTTCTCCTTTGTTTGGCGGTTGTGTGTTATAGGAAGACTTCCCTTCCTTCCCGTTGCGAGTGCTTAGAGGCACTCGCTAGGAAGACTGTGAAGACTTCATGTAAGGAAGACTATATATACACGACTTTTGGGCTGTCAAATCGACGCGCCGTGTTTTATCTAAAGTTGTAGGGCACTTTGTTGGTGGCGTTTTTGCTTGGTGCTTGGATGTTGGCTTGGTGTAGACCTGTGGCTGGGATGGTGAAGGTGCCCCAGAAGCTTCTCATGTGACCTGCACGGTATTCACGCAGTTGGCTGTTTGCCTTTGTAACGCCGTAGCGGTCTTTATCTATGTATAGGGCTACTGTGCCTAGTTCGCCGGGGACGAGGCCTTCTCCGGACTCTGGGAGTACGACGTGGATGGCTAGGTCTGACTTAGCGAGCTTCTGCGTGCTACCCATGGCACCCTTACGTTCACGGTCTTTGCCTGTGTGGTCGATAGAGATCACGGCACACCCTGCGTTCATGAGGCGTTTGATGTATGGCAGATATATGCGCTGCACGAAGTCGAGCCCCATGTTTGCATCTGCGCTTGTAAGGCCTTCTAAGCTTGCCATGCTGTCTACTATCACGAGGCTGTACTCGTCGGCTATGAGACGCTCCCAGAGGCTGTTGAGGCGGTCTATAGAGTCGGGTTGGGCTAGTCGCCACTGTGCGAGCATCTTGTCACGGTGTGCTCCGAACTTGTGGACGTCGTGTGCAACGATCTCTTTGCGGTTGTCGTCGATGTCGATGTGTGCGACTTTGTATCCTGCGTTGAGTGCTTGCATGGTGGCGAACTTTGCCAGCATGGTCTTACCGGAGCCGGGTTCACCGTAGAGGGCAACGTGGGAGCCGGGGTAGATTGCGTGCACGCCGTCGTTACGCTGCAGGAATACCGTGTCGAGGGTGTCGTTAGGGTCTGAGTCTAGGAGTTGCTCGGTGTCGTAGAAGACTGGAGCTTCGTAGAGGTCTGGAAAGAAGTCGTGCAGTTGTTGCTGGTCTGCAGGTGTGACGTTGAAGGCTGTAAATGCGTCCATTAGGGTATACTTTCAGTTAAGCCGTTGCATGGTTTCGGCGTTTCGTTTGGCGACGAGAGAGCCCTAGGTGAGGTGTTACTCCCTAGGGCTTTTCGCTACCATTCCGTCTTAGTAGGCGGAGCCCATGGCTCTGCGGTCTGCCTGTTAGCTACTTCTTGCTGTGAGGCTATCTTCTTGGTGACGATACTACCGTCCGCTGCGATTATGGCACGTCCCCATGCTGAGGTCTCTGCGTTCATGACTTCACTATCACGGGTGAAGTTGGTTTTACCGGGGAAAGGCTCGGAGGCCATAGCGATGCCGGGGCGAGGGTCTTCAGGTGAGCGATAAGCTGCAGCGGTATAGATCACGAGCATCTGTCCGGCGACTTCTTGGAAGTCAATGCTGACTGTCTGGAGTGAGCCTTCTGGATGCTTCTCGTGGAACTCTCTAACGCGTGCTGCGACGTCTACATAGTCGCTGTTATTCCATGCCATGATTTAGTCCCTATCTGTGTAGCAGGTTGTGCAGCCTACGAAGGCCACGAAGTCGATGATGTGGTCGAGGGGTAATCTACCCCAAAGGTATTTATGGTTTTCGCATAGCACTGCCATCATTTGAGCATCTGCCCTGCATAGAGTTTGATGGCTTGACGTATGCAGTCGGATACGCTGCGGTCTTCTTGCTCTGCGATGAGCTGCAAGGCGAAGAGGAGGTCTTCGCTGATGCGGATGCTTCTATTCTTCATATTCAACTTGTCCTTTGAGAATGGCTCGGTATTTGGCTGCTAGTAGTTCGGTGAGTGCTTCGATGCTGTGGTCAGACTCTTGGTATTTATTGAAGAGCTCGTCGAGCATATTGGGCTCGGCTTTTATGGCATCGTTGAGTTTGCGGTCTGTCTCTGAGTCGAGTTGGAGTCTCATAGGTTGAAGAGATCTAACTGTGCTGCGAGTGACTGGGTGAACTCTTCGGACTGCCAGAGGTGTGCTAGTTCGCCTCCGCGTCGCTGGAGATACATTTGGTTTGCAATCTCTTCGAGCTGTTGGTGTCCGAGTTGCTCATCGACGACCATATCAAAGATGTCTACGGCGTTGAATGTTAGTTTCATGGTGTTACCTTTCGTTTGGCGGTGGTGCTTGATGTATCTAGTATGTGTTACGTTGTAACGCATTGTCAAGTGGAGATAATCTCGGGCGTGTCGCGCCTACTTCAAAAGCGCAGTAACAACCTGAGATAAGACCACTGCAGCGATGGCAGAGAGTCCAGAATATGACCACACCTTACGCTCCAAGTCACGGATGCGGTCTTCATGATCGCGCAACACTGACGGAGTCGGAGACATCTCAGTCTTCAACTCCAGCACAAGGTCATAAACTTCACGCAAAGTTATGACGGCGGTATCGTCTGCCACGAGTCACTCTTTCGTGGACGTGTTCAGCACTGGCATGATGTTGAGCACGGTAGATGCTACGCCAAGCCATAAAGCGAGCTCGTCGGCACTGAGGAGCCCGTAGAAGGCTACTAGAGGCGATACTGCGAGCAGTACGCGGTAGATGTATGCGCGTGTTTTCTCATTTGGCATTGCGTGCCCCAGCCTGTGCAGATGCCTTGCATACGTTCCAGAAATCGTTAGTGACCTTCACGGATGCTGCACCGATTTGGGCACTGAAACCGTTAGCTACGTCTTGCCCGACGAACTCGAGCCAGAAACTGCCAGAGAAGACGGCGTAACGGTAGACGTTTGCGTCTCCGCTGGGCTTGTGAATCATGAGCATTTCAGTGTCGCCTTTACTATTTGTCGGGGTATTTGTTACTTCAGCTATGCGTAAACCGTTGAGGTCTTCACTCCAGCCTACATAATGGGCGTTGAAATAGGTCTCTACGGCTTGGATGCTGTCAAAGATTTGTGAGCCGTAGCCTTCTCCGGGGCTGGAGAGGTATCCGGTGCCGGGGATGTAGGCGACGACGTGCCCCCAGTTTGCGTATGTGGGGGGTTCGCCGTATGTCCCGTAGTGGCTAAACCATACTGGGACTGAGATCGCTGGGATGCTTTCAGCGGTGCTGTGTTTGTAGCTTGTGGCTTCCCATGCAGCCCATGCGCTTGAGTGTTGTGCTGGTGCTCCGTAAACCGCTTGTGTGAAGCGTAGACAAAACCCGGCGTAGTCTTTCACGCCGGGGTTTGGGTTTACGAGCTGAGTGGTCACTTCTTTTTGGGTGTAGGTTTTGCCACGATGTCGATGATGGTTACAGAGCATACGCCGCAGATGACGATGGGCTCGGCATCCTCGACGATGATGTCGATGGGGATGTCTGCGTTGTCGCAGCCTTCAGTGTGGCAAGTGACGATAAAGTCGAGCATTTCAGTCCTATCCTGCAGCGGTTGTTGAGGTCATTTGTACGGCAAGCCACTGAACATTCTGAGCTACACGAGCCCCTGCAGTTGTGTAGAGGCTTAGAGTCATTGCGGTGGCGTTTACGGTCGCTACGTAGGGCGTGCAGACGGCGTTAGTGCCTGCAACGCTTGTTACAGATACGTTTGGTCCGACTGAGAAACGGCTTGCAGGGAATGTGACGGTGACGTGTGCAGACGTGCTTGTAGTGATGTTACCGGCGGACTGTGCCCAAGGGTAATGCGCTGCTATCCAGCGACCGTTCATTGTGACCGTGTTGGAGCTTCCAGACATAGAAATATCTGCGTTTGGGTTTATGTTCAGAGTCGCTGCAGCACCGTTGTTTGCGACCAAGATTTCGTTATTGTCAATACGAAGATTAGTTCCAGCGGATGCGCCAATTTGAAACGCGTGGTCTGTCGAAGTAGTTGAAGCATCGTTCACGTTTGTTAGTCGCATATTGCCCGAAACGGTAGGGTTAGCGACAACGTCAGACGTCGAAGAGGCGAGACGGTTCAGTAACGAACTGAAGTTCGCGTCACTGTCATCTTCGCCATACTGCCAAATGCCGTTAGCGTCTAGATAGCCTGTTGCCATTGTTATACCTCTACTAGGTTTCGGATGTTGATATTCATTGTATCAGCCGGGAGGCTCCAAGCAATCGAAGAGATTACGGCTAATTTTGTTGCAGTGTCTGTGACGTTCACAGTGAGCTCTTGCCTAGGGCGAGCGTCATAGTTGGAGATTGCTTTCAACTCAAACATTTCGCTACGAGTCAATGCTCGCTGAGTTAGTGCATAAGCGAGACCAGTGCCGGGATATGGCGTGTCTGAGATTTGTACATTCTTAGTTTTGACACTGCCGACGGGGGCATAAATGTCGTAGGCGACTTGCTGCGCTGTGCCGTTATACCAAGAGTATTGGACGACACACGAGTCGAAATAGTCGCGTGCAATGTCGATGGATGTTGTGAGCTCAATAATGTTGGATGTGTCGTCGAGTGTGAGGCTGCCAGTTGTTGCCGTGGATGGTACGAGCCGCCAATTTCTGCCTTCGTCACAGTAGAGCACCAAATCGGATGCTTGGATAATGGGGTTGATGAAGTCCCAGCCGGACTGTCCGGGGAGCCATTTTACTACGGTGTTGTCATAGGTTCCCGTTGCGTTGCCAGTGGCTAACGATGCGCCTATCTTGCCTAAGACGTAATTGGTGAGCGTAGCGACGTCTGTGGTCGCTGGAGTGTATGGCGTAGCTGAGATCCATGCATAATCTTGGAGGAGGGCTTCGTCTGAAGATACTGAGACTGTGTAAGTTTGGTCGAGCTGATTGTAGACGACGGAGCGGATACCTAAGTCTCCAGAGAAGACCGTGGGCTGTGGAGGGTTTAGGTTTCCACTGCCTGCGAGGTATCGGGTGACATCGTAAACATAGGTGAAGGCTGCAGTATAGGCTGCCATTGCTCCGCCTATGCCTGCAGTCAAGTATGAGATGGGCTCTGCAGTGCCAAAAATGTTCCAAGATTTCACGTATGTAGAGGTGATTGTGCGAGGCTTCATAGGGGTGAAGGCTGCAGTGTAGTCAGAGACTAAGCCCGTGGGGATGCTGTTAGTGAGGTCTCTAGGGTGCAGCATTGCGCCAAACTCTTGCTGCAAGAGAATAGTGAGCCGGTCGCCTGCGCGTGGGTCTAATACGTAGTTTTCTGCAAATGTGAGTGTGCCCTGTATGTATGGGCTCCACGTTTCTTCGATGCGGATGTCGATGTCAATGGTGGACATATTTTCATAGCCGGTAGTTGAGTTAACTATGGCTACGTGTTTAGACAGTGGGAGGCTCATGCTACCTCTTGAAAGTCTAGTGAGACCGTCCAAGTATTAGTTTCAGCATCCCATGTGCGAGTCATGTCGCCAGAGAGCACGAAGTTCATAGGGCTTGCACCGATGTCGTCCACGTCCATGATTTGCATGACGTAGCCGTCTCGCATGATTAGGTATGCGGTGAAAGCCGAAAGCTCATCCTCGAACATGAAATCGAAAGTGCCGGTACGTCTTGGCATTGCGCCGAATGTGACGGCTACATCTCCGCCGAGTAGGTCATAGATTTTGTTACGTGTTGGGTAGGTGTCCCCTGCTGTGTAACGTACTTTTGGGGTAAATGATGCGCCTGAGCTAGTAGTGACTGTAGTCATTATCCTATGGGTCGCCCTTCTCGGTCTCTGAAATCGACCCTAATGATTGCCGTGCGAGCTTCGATGAGGTTGTCTAGGTCTCGGCGTGCACTTGCAGTATCTGCAATAGCTTTCACTGTAGCGTCTACAGGCTTTTTGAAAGCGTCGTCAATGGTTTTGCGAGCCACGCCAGAGCTTTCACTAGCAGCGTTTGTGAGTGATTGCTTCAGCTTTTGTTGCTGCTCTGGAGTTGCTGACTGATAACCGGCAAGCCATGCAGATGCAGCTTCGACACCCATGGCGTTGAGGGCGTCTTTCTGCTCCGTAGAGAGCCCGGCACTAGCTAAGTTAGTTTGGTAGTCTTCCAGAGCCTTAGAGCGTGCGTCAATGGCTGCTAGATAGGCTTCAACGTCGAGGATGCCAGTCTCTGAGTTTACGAAATCGGTGACGCTCCCGACGACTTCATCGTATGCGTCGTTTATAAGCCCTACGGCGTCGGCTTTAGCCTGTATTTCTGCACCGCCAGAGGCGAGCCATGCCTGCTCAATTTCGGCTGCAGCTTCAGTCTCTTCCTGTACCTTTTTGAGGTCTGATTGTTGAAGCTGTAAAGCCTTGAGTTTGGCGTCTGAAATAGCTGCGAAACGTGAGCCATGCTCGGCTGCCTTATCGACTTCCTCTTGCTGAGTGTCGATGAGGTCTTCGAGGGCTTTCATCTGCCCGTCGATAGCGTCTTCATTACCTGCATACGCCATGGCAATGGCTGCAGCGTCTGTACCTGCAGTTTTAGATGCCTGACTAATATCCTTGAAGCCCTTGACCGCGTCTTCGCTGTTAGTGACAATGTTTTTGAGGTTCTCGGTGATGTTTTCGAGGGGCACAGAGCCGTCTGTACCGGCGTCAATCATCGCTATACCGAGCTCACCTATGCGCTCTTTAGCCTTTTGAGCTTCCTCTTCAGATTGCTGAAATGCTGCCGTAGCGATACCAATACCGGCTGCGAGGGCTAAACCAGCTACTGCACCGGCTGCGCCGAAACCTTGGAACGCATTAGCTGCGATCTCTTGAAAAGAGTCCACAATCGACTCTGCAGAGCCATCAAATGATGCTGCAGACTCTTTAGCGGTGCTGTTTGCTTCGCTCTTGAACTCGTCTAGAGCCCCTTCAGCCTCTTTTCCAGCCCGTTTTGTGCCGTCTCCAAGCCCTTTTCGGACGTCATCACCGGCGTTACGAGAGGCTTTTGCGACCTCTGCGAAGCTCTTTTCAAGCTTTTCGAGGCTCTTATCACCGTCTTTTTGGACGTCTTCGACCTCTTTTTGGAGGTCTTCGAGGGCTTCGCCCATATTGTCGATACCGGCTATAAAGGGTTTCGGGTCAATATCGGCGCTCATGTTAATGCCGGCGTCAGCCATAAGCGTTATTTCCTCTCGAAAGCTTCGTAGACCATCTGTATACAGGTCTGTGTGTAGAGCGCTAGGGCCCTGTTCATAATCTTACCTCCGGCCTTGAAAGCGTAGCGCCCATTTTTGACGCGTCGCTGAAAGCCGGTGTTTACTGTTCGCTTATATTGGTAGCTTGTGGCTCCACGTCTACCGTTTACTGGCACTACCTTTTTATCTGCACCGAACTCAGCAAGATAGTAGTGCTTGGAGGAGATGAGCCCCCCAGACGTTGCTTTAGTTCCACGTGTAGCAGCCTGCAGGGTAAAGCCTTGAGTACCTACTTTTACCCTGGTGTTTCGCATAGTGAGACGAGTAGCGTAGATGTCTCCACCTACGGTACTGATCTCATCAGCTACTGCACTGTCCCAGTCTTTTAGGATGAGCTCCCGTGTGCGCTTTAGGATTTCCTTACGAAGGTCCTTTCCAACTATCTTCAAAGCGAGGATAGTGGCCTGGAGTTCTTTCGATTCCCAGATTATTGCGCCCACGGGAGGCTCCTACCTATACTGCAGGGGTGAAGGTGGGGCGTCCCTGTACAGGGAGTGAGACGGTAGCTACTGCGTAGCTGTCTACAGCGCCACCTACGGCACCAGGAACGATGATTACGTCTGCACTCCATGAAGAGCCGCCGTTTACGGGCTCGAAGGTCAGAGTAACTTCTGCGCCTTCGTTAGCGAAGAGGTATGCAGACAGAGAGCCGGTGGTCTCCCAGTCCTGAGCGTAAGCGATGTCTACCATCCAGGTAGAGCTTCCTACGTTCGTGAACACTGCAGTAGGCTCAAGTCCCTTGAAGGTAGCGGTAGTTACCGAAGGGGTGAAGCTTACAGAGCTAACTGCCTTTTCAAAATCAGACCCAGCCACCGAGAGGACACAGTCCTTCAGGTAGATAGGCTGAACAGCAATCTGTGCCATTTGGTTATCCTTACTTGTTGTATACGATGGTCAGGGTTATTTTATAAGCCGGAGCCTGATTGTCTCCGAAGATTGAGCGCTCGGCGCTAGTCCACTGCAGCCACTTGATTTGGTCTAGAGCGTCTACGACAGCATCCAGTGCATCGTCTAGAGCATCCTCTGAGCGACGTACGTCTACGCCTGGAGTTACGACGTACAGCGCGAAGGTGTCGAAGTAGTCGCCCATGGCGTTAGGAGCTTTAGCGCGGCTTTCACGGTACAGGAGGACTACTGGACGCTTAGCTTCCATGCCGTCTATAGATCGTGGCACGTCGATGATTTTCACCGATGCAGGGAGCAGCGGCTTCAGTGCAGCTGCGAGCTCACTACGGACTGACATCAGTACATTCCTCCGAAAGCCTTTTTAGGACGGAGCAGAGCACGGATGGTGAAATCTAGAGGAAACACGCGGACCTGGAAGCCGTCTACGCCTACGTTATCCTGCTGGTTAGCGATGACTGACTGATACAGTGCACGGGCCTGCATAAGCTGCGCGTGGAGGTAGTTCACAGGGACTACAGCGCCCAGGAGGAGAGCTGGAGCGTATGCGATGCACTGCACTTTAGCAGCGTCGAGAATTTGGGCGAGGAAGACGTCGTCTAGTGGAGCGTCTGCCCACTGTGAGCGTGCCTGCTCGAGGGTGAGCCAGCCGTCTACTTCCTGGACTACGAAGCTGAAGGGCTCAGTCTGGACGGTTACGCCGAGAGTATCGGTGAAGGTCACGATAATCTGGTGGCGTCCAGGAAGCTCGAGGATGCTCTCTGTGGGCCAAGTGAACTCTAGGTGCTGTCCGTGTCCAGTGCCGGTGAGTGTGCCCAGCTCAGTAAAATCTGGGCCCAGCATGATGGCTGTCCAGGCGTTATATTCAGAAATTTGGACGGGAGCGCCTACTTCGTCTACGAAGTCTGCACGTGTGGGAGAGAAGGGAACGTCTCCTACCCATAGGGAGCCCAGGTCAATGACGGGGATAATAGCCATGTGGGCTTCCTTTCAAGTGTGAGGGGGAGAGAGGGGACCGCCGCAGGGGTAGGGACTGGCCCCCTCTCATGGAGTTACTTAGGCAGCAGGTGCCACAAGAGCAAGGCCGAGAGGCGTTGCAACGTGTACTGCGTGGTATCCGAAGAGACCGATGTCGAAGCCACCTACGGAGATGGCCTCAGCCTCTACGCGGATAGGCGAGCCACCGAGCTCGTAGGAGGTTGCAGCTTCGCGCGATCCAACGAGGACGTTTCCGTCTGCGAGTTCGCTCGAGGGGATAATCTGGAAACCTGCAGCGGTACCGGACTCGAGGCCCAGTGATGCGTTCAGGTAAGCCAGGCTGTCGTTTGAGGTGGTCATGACCAGCTCGCGGTACAGGTCCTGAGCAACTACTGCGAAGGTAGGAGTAGCTACGTCGATAACTGCCTCGATACCATCCATGATGCGGTTCCAAGCTACCTGAGTGGTAGCAGAGCCTGCGACTACGTCAGTAGCGCCTGCGAGGAGTCCCTCGATGGTTGCAATGTCAGTGACCATAGCGTAGGACTCAGTCATGAGTCGCAATGCGCTCTCGATTACATCAGTGCGCCCAAAATCCCGAAATTCTCTAGACCAATCGTGGGCTCCGGCGTAGCGGACACCGTTTACGGTGACTGGAGTAGTCGAAGGTTCGTTCGATGGGACTGCACTCTTGTTACCAGCCCATTCAGCTACGGATGGCTTTACGTTCCACTTCCATGCTTCCATGGTGAGAGAGGTAAGAGCTCCAGAGCCAATGAGTGGGATGTACTTGCGCTGGTAGGACTTGCCACCCCAGAGCTCGCCCAGCCATGCAGGCTGAGCAGTGTTTACGCCTACAGAGCCGACGCCATCGTATTTGATGTCTTCGAGAGCTGCGAAGAGCGAGGTGACAGCCTGAGCGTCATCGCGCTTAGCGATTTCTGCGAACATCGAGCGAGCACCAGTCTTGGCTGAGTCGCTGAGGTTCTTGATTACGGTGTTGAGGCCCTCGGATACAGGCGCAGCCTTGTGAGCCTGTAGGGTCTCAGGTGCAGTTGCTGCGCCCATGTTATCTCCTTGTGTGTTGGGTTGGGTTTCTGGGACGAATACCGTAGGGGTTACGGTGCCGTCCACAGGGTTTACTACATCGACAATAACCTGCTCGGGCAGGTCATCGACGATAATTTCCTCGGTGTTGCCCTCGGGGTCGGGGACTACGTCGAGAATTTGTGCTTCGAGTGTCGTGTCGTCTGCCACGGTCTCCTCTTCCTCTTGTGGGTCAGTGTCCTCAGCGAACTCTGCGAGGAGAGCAGCGGAGGGGAAAGCTCCCTGAGCAACTACGGCTGCACCGAAGAGCGAGCCTGATACAGCTTTACGAGCTCGGATAACTACATTCTTTACCTCAGCTGAAAGCTTGGCGCGAGTGCCGTCCGCGATCTCTGCGAGGAGCTGGTCTCCCTCTTCAGTCTGAGCAATCTTGAAGGTACCTACGATGCCTGTAGCAGTCTCAGTGAGCTCAGTTGCACGGCCTACAGGTTCCTCGCGGTTGTGGTCTACGTTCAGAGTTACGACTGCAGGGTCTGCTGGGATGTTCACAG